TCGGACTTGATCCAGGCTTCCTTGGTGTAGAACTCAAGGAGTCGGTGTAGGGCACTCATAGAATCTCCTTTCGATTTCGATTCTCTGAAGGGCGTTCACATCTTCCCGCAGGTGCAGGATGCTCACGATCAGCCACCAGATAAAGACAGCGCCCGCTGAGACAATCAGGGCCAGGGCTATCACCGCGAGCCACAGGATATTCATCGGCGCCTCCATTTGCTGCGGGCCTGCTCCACCGGATCAGGCGTTGACGATGAACGAATGACGATCGTGCATTCCCCCCTGTAGTCGTGACAACCCATGACTCCAGGTGAGCATGACCACTTCCCGGCGGTCCACTCCTCGCCCAGACGACCGGCTGGTTCCCAGAGGAAGGCGTAGTCCACCCCGTGAACATTGATCACGTGATAGGCGCGCTTCGTGCGATCAGGGGGGAACCCCCGTTCGTATTTCCAGCCTCCGCCTTCGCGGCTTTCACTATGGAGCGGCGGGCGTCTGTTGCGCTTGATCACAATCGGCTTGTTGCGCTTTATCACAAGCCCCCGCGCAGGGTCTGGGTCTTCACCACGTATGACCTTCAGCCATGGGTCTTCCTGCGGCTCAGGCTTGCTTCTGCGAATTATAACGGCCATCTACGACCTCCTAGAGTTGGGGGCGCCCCCCATGGGCAGCCTAGCGTTTCCTAGAGCCGGCCAAGAACATAGTCGCCACGAATACGGCCAGCAGGATGAAGGCTTCGCGCCATTGAGCGACCACGACTGCATAGATTCCAGCCCAGACGGTCACGATCGCAATCAACAGGTGCGGGCTCATTGGAATTGCGGCCAGAGATAGTTGAGCTCTGGCTGCTCCTTCCAGTCATAGCGCCCGTAGAACTCTGGGTCCTTGTGCAGTAGCGCGGCGCGGTGTGAGGAGTGGAATCGCTCATCGCCGAACCACGCCGGGAGCGTGTATGCTCGTTGATCATACTTCTGCATCGTGTTGCGGTATCCCCGACGAACCCACTCGTCAATGCAGAAGTCGTGATAGGCCATCAGCCCGCTGACGTTGCGCGCCCACATGAGCGTCGCCGGATGATTGGTCCACCCCTTGCTGCGACCGAGCAGCGCGTTGACGATCTGCATAGCCTCAACTCGTTGCTTGTTGAGACGACGCATGTCGAGAACCTGGGCGCTGGCCTTGAGATCGGCAAGAGGCAAGAATGTCTGCATCGGAAATATCCCAGGCTGTGCCACCAGTTTACCCCCCGACCTTGCGGACTACAACAGTCGTATTTGTCTGTCCGGCGTCGGCGTAGTGCTGCGCCCATTCCGCAGCGTGCTCTCGCGCGACGTCCTTGTTCATGAACTTGCGGGGGGATCCATACAAACTCATGTTCCCGTTCTTGAGCAGGTGCATTTCTCCGTGCTTCGGGTGCTTGGCGACGACGATGTAGGAGCTCATTGTTCCACCTTGATGATCAGCACCTTGCGGCCGGGACGGAGGGCCTTCTCCTTGCGGGCGCGCTGGCGGGCCTGCTCTTCGGTCATGCGAAGGGCGCGGCTCTTGTCCACCTCGATTGTCATCACGTTGTCCCAGGCGAACAGGCTCGGCTGGCCGAAGGTCGATCGACACTCCACGATATACTTCGTCATTCGGCAACTCCCAGCAGGACCAGAACAGCCAGGATCGTGGCGCAAACCAGGAAGGCGAGGATCGCGTCCAGCAAGGTGTTCACAGGTTTAGCTCCCTGATCAGAAGTTCGGTGCGGAGGCGTTCGATCACATCTTCGGACTTGACCTTTTCATGCTGGCCGGGCTCGATGTGAACGGCACCTTCCAGAAGAATTTCGACGATCGTAAACGTGGGAAGTTTCGACACGGGAATGCGCTCCCCGTTTTCGCCTATCATGCAATGATCACGCATACGGCCCCTCCTGATTGGCAAGCCTAGGGTAGCACGCCGGGGGGTTTCTGCCAAGGGCTCAGGTCTCGAGCTCCCGCATCTCTCCCCAATTCTTGCCCATGGCGAGGTCGCACACGACTGGAACGTGGAGTTGAACCGCGTTGTTCATGATCTCGACACACTCGCGGGCCTGTTTCTCGCTGCCCACGCTGAACACGTTCTCGTCGTGAACCGTGAGCCGCAGACGATGGCCGGCACGCCACGCGTCAAGCATGGACCTCTTCGTCATGTCCGCTGCGCTGCCCTGAATACGACGGTTGAACATCTTACGGGAGTCGTCGCCACCACCAGGATAGTGGAACACTCGGCACCGCCGACCCAGCAAAGTCGTGATATAGCCGTCGCCTCGGGCCAGGGCTTCTGTCCGCTTGGCGGTCATCTTCATGAACGGAACGATGCGGTTGTAGGACTCCAGGAGCTTCTTCCCCTCCTTGCCTGGAGCCAGATACTCGATGATCTTCCCCTGCTCGTTGGTGAACTGATCGGGGTATGCGTCCAACCCCAGAGCCTGACAGAGGCTCCCCCCTCCCTGGCCATACATCTGAGCCAGATTGAGGATCTTGGCGCTGCTCCGCTTCACGCCCATCAGGTCAGCCACCTTCTGGTGCAGGTCCAGTCGCGGGTTGTCCTGGAACTCCTGGGCCATCTTCCTGGCGAGGCCGGACCCCATCTCCACGGCCCAATGAATCGCCAATCGAGGCTCCTGCGAGGAGTAGTCGATGGAGGCGATTTCCTCACCCTCCTCAGCCAGGAAAAGGCTGCGAATCCTGCGGGCCACTTCCTCCTGCCGTGCAGGGATCTGCTGAAGGTTGGGGTCCTGGGAACTGAAGCGGCCGGACACGGTGCCGCCATCGTCGGACTTCAGTTGGTTGAACTGAGCATGGATGCGCCCCTTGTGCTGGTGATCCAGGATCAACCGCTCGACGAAGGTCACGCGCTGCCGGTTCCGCCTGCGAAGTTCCAGGATCTGCTTGGCGATCAGGCCCGCCTTGCTGTCGTGATTCTGCAGGCTCTCTAGGGTGGCCGCCGTCAACCCGTCGACCTTCTTCTTAGCGGTCTTGGGGAAGTCCGTGAACCCTTCGTCTCGCAGGGCCTGCATCTGCATCTGGATATCCCAGGGGCCAATGCGCTTGCCTGTCGTGACCTTGAGGGCGCGCTGCGCTTCCTTCTCCTCGATGAGAATGACCTCTCGCAGTTCCTCCGCAGCCGGGACGTTCACCGGCACGCCGACCCGACGCATGTCGATCAGCATGGGCACGAGGTCCATCTCGAGGCGGTAGATCTTGCCCAGGTCTTGTTCGCGGATGCGCTCCATGTAGAGTTTGTGGAGCTTCCAGGTCGCGGCAGCGTCCTGCTCGGCGTATGGCCCGACGGCGAATGACGGCATCTGCGCCATCATACCCTTCGGGTTCCCCTTGATGCCGGCCTGTTTCGCCCATTGCTTGAGCAGCGTCTCGTCCTTGCCTTCGCCGAGCTCAGTCTTGGCGAGGGCGTCCAGGCTATAGGAGAAGCGGTGTTCGTTGAGCAGGGGGGCTGCGACCTGGACGTCGTGGATTCGGCCTTCGGGGATTCGGTTCATCCACCCCAGGTCGTATGACGAATTCGCGAAGCACCACTCCAAGTCTTCTCGCATGAACTGCGCGCGGAGCCAGCGCATGAACTTCCCGTGGTCGCCCTTCCAGTTCCCCCCGGCGTGCTTGAATGGATAGTAACGGACCTCGTCCATGGTCTCGAGCCCCCAGGCCAGGGCGACTCCCACGATATAGCCCTCCTGGAAAGCCCAGCCTGGACCTTTCTCCTTCAGCATTGGGTCGTGCGTCTCGAGGTCCAGCGCCACGGTCACGCCCGCAGGTAGATAGGGAAGTTCCTCCGAGGGGGGAAGCCAATCCACGACGAAATCCTCCGGCCAGCCGCTCATTGTCCAAGAACCCCGAAGGGATGAAACCCGCCCTTCTTCAGATCGATCTCGAGAGACCGGGCCAGCCGCTCCCCCCTGCGATAGGACTCGGGGTCGTTGTCTCGGAACCACTGGAGCTCGTGCGGCCGCTTGAGCCGACTCTGCAACATCTCGTCGGACAGAGGCCGTTGAACGATCTCGTCGCAATACACCCGGAGCTTCTCAAACTCCGAGCGCCAGACCAGGAACCGACCCACGAGTAGGGACGTGTATCCTTTCTGCCCCAGGACTCCCAGGGCCACACGAAGGACAGGAAAGTCCCGCCTCCAGTTCACCATGCGCTTGCCTGCGTTGGACACGGCCTGTTCCCCTTGTGCCGGTAAAACTCTGGGAGCCCGCTAGGCGTGCGGCGGGCGCCATGGTAGCGGCCGGGGGGCGCAACGGCTCAGAATAGGCCCCCCGGCACGTCGCATTACACGGGCTGATGCGGCACCGTGCGCCGGGCCTTGGCGACCACGCGCGCCAGGGCGGCTCGCGCGTATTCCAGGAACGTGGGATCCAGCGTTCCGTGGTAGGCGTGCAGCGCGACGTAGATGCTGCGCTCCTCCTCCGGAATGTCGTTGGCGTCCAGGAACACCTGGAGATTGATGGGGGTCACGTCGGACTCCGCGACCTCGCCGAGCTTCTGCAGGAAGTGTGTGGCCTTCTCGAGGTCCTGCAGTCCGTTCTTGTCCCGCCAGCGGAACAGATACTTGGTCACCTGACCCTCCAGGTAGCCGTAGTCATTGGACCCCACGAAGTCCCAATGCTGTATCGGCTTCTGGTAGTGGAGACCCCCCACCTGTCGCGTGTTCGCGCCGGGCAGAGTCTCGCGCTGGCCCTTGGCGATCAGTTCGTCTTCGGTCATCTTCGCTCTCCGTTCGTGGTCAAGCAGGACACCCTGCACCAAGTTCACAATCCATTCGCGCGCGAGGTCCATGTCACTTTTGACCTCGATCGAGCGAGTGTATAGATCGCGATACAGCCCGCTCAACATCAAGATGTCGGCCGGGATACCATGATGGGCGTAGAGGTCGCGAAGCCAGTTCGCGGCCATGGCTTGGATCTCGCCGTCGGCGATGCCTGCACGGAGAGAATCGAGAATGATGCGATGTCCTGCCGTGATTTCAACGGCGCTGCCGGGCTGGCCGGTCTTCTTCATAGGATCAGCCCCGCTTCGCGGCAGAACCTGAACAGCGGAGGGGGGATCTGCTGCTCCTGCGCGGTGATGTGGTCGCTGATCTTCAACACGGTTTCGCAGAAGTTCGTGTTGCCGATCGCCATTTCGCGCTGGGCGTGCAGACCGGCCTCGATCAGGTCGGCCCACTCCAGCCACTTGTATGCGATCGGGGGCAGCATCTCCTCGTGCATGATGCCCATATCTCGAGCCACACGAACTTCGAGTCCTCGGTGCTCCTCGGTTCGGGCGGGCCGGGGCATGTCGCCGATCGCCGACTCGGCGAGGTCGTGTTCCAGCGCCGCGCGCAGCAGGGGGACACGATATTCGTTGGGGCCGTCGTAGAGCCGGCTGATCAGCATGGCAACCCCCCACAGATGGGAGGCCAGATTCTGCGGCCGGGAGTTCTGCATCGTGTGCCAGCGGGTCACGTCGTAGCCCGCCTTGATGAGGGATTGTAGGGTGGCGATCATGTCATGATCCTCTTGTCTCCGCGAGGCCGGGGCATGGAGCGCAGCCGCTCCAGTTCCTCGACCTCACGTTTCTTCTGGTTGTGCTTCGTGGATTCAGTAGCGGATGGTTGTGGTGAGCGAATTTCCCGCGCTACTGGAAGTTCGATGCGAGTCAGCTCCTCCACGACCAGAGCCAACGAGGTGACGCCCTCCCGGAACATGCGAGGATTGCCCCGCAGTAGGGCGTTCATTTCCTTAGGATATCGCTCCCAATGATCCATGCGACTTTGAAAAGCCTCCTCGGACGGAAGTTCACCTGCGCTGTTCCGAACGTGATCGAAGTGATCCCGCATATACCGAGCATGTTTCATCGAGCGGTAGCCCATCCGTCCGAGTAGACCCAGGCAAGTGAGCTCTAGAGGATATGTTCCGTCCCAATCGGTAAGGGGCCGGGTCATGTCACTTCACCCCATACATGCGCGCCGCGTGGAACCAGTCGCAGTCCGGGAACACGTCCAGGATGGTCAGGTCCTTCTGGTGCCACGCCGCGAGCATTGGAAACACGACGTTGTCGATGAACTTGTTGCCGGACTGACACGGCTCGAAGTAGTGCGGGTCCGTATCGCCCGACAACTTCATGAACATCATGTCCAGTTCCCGGGTCAGGTCGTCTATGTCCAGCGGAACAACAGGAGGGTAGGGCATCACGTGCGTGAAGTCCAGCATACCCTTGCCGGGGCCGAACTCCGTGTAGATGTGGGCGTTCGTGCTGATCTGGTGCAGCCTGCCGACGCGGCACCCGATGCACCGCGCGATGTATTCCTGGAGGAACGAGAACTGGACGATGTTCGCGCCGAGCATCCCCCACAGGACGTCGTTGCTGCGATTGAAGACGGTGAGGTCCAGGGCGTTGTCGATCACGCGAAGGTTGACATGGACGTTGCAGGGAATGTCCTTGCTGTCGACACCCAGATCGGCGACATGGTCCCAGATGCTCAGCGTCACCCTGCGGCTGAGAGCATCTTCCTGGAGCATGTCAATGGCACGGTCGATCTGCGGGCGAATCCGCTTGCCGTAGTGGCCACGGATCGTGTGCCCATCGTCGCTGTATTCACGAAACCGGGGGGTGATGTCGGTGAACGGCTTGAGCAGATTCACCTGGGACAGGATGCTCAGCCCGTCCAACAGGAACAGGAAAGGGTTGGCGCGGCGGCGCGGGCAGAGCAGAACCCGCTCCGTCGGGTTGGCGGTGGTGACGACGAGAGGCTGCGGCAAGGACACGACCTTCCCGTTGCGGCTGTCCTCCTTGATGCCCAGCCGCGTGATGTGGAAGGGCAGAATGGCGATCGCGTGGTTGACGTTTTCATATTCGACGTGCATGTCTATGGCCCTCCTGGTGGCCGTGGGCATTGTAGCACAATCTGCTTATGCGAAAAAGTTATTGAACTCCTGCTTCCCCATGGCGTAGAAGTAGGAACTCTTGCGTCCCTTGTGGGAGCCTCGGCCTTCGGCCAATTCCATGAAGGTGGCCGCGACATTCTTGCAGTCCCACAGCGGAAGGACCTCGCGGGCCTTGACCATCCAGGAGGACCAGTCGTCGCGACACACGGTGTCCACGACCTTGGCGATCGCGCGCGGTCCCCCCTCGGGCATCGGCATGAAGTGAATGTGCGGCTTCAGGGGGGAGTTCTCGTCCTTCCAGTCGCGCATGATCGGCACGGCGCCGCAGATGAGGGCGTCGATGGCGACTCTGTTGAAGTGCGCCCCGAACTCCGCGTAGGTGTCGGCCCACGAAGCATCTATCAGCGCCGTGCGTTTCCGCAGCAGATTGTCGCGCTGGTCGTTGCCAATGAAGTCCCGATAGTCGAGGCCATTGTCCTCGGCAACTTCCCAGATGGGCTTGCCGATCCACTCCTTCTGCACGTCCTGATCGCGGACTCTCCACTTGTAGATGTCCTTGGCCTTGTCCTTGCTCGTCATGTAGTAGCGTTCGATCCCGCTGCCGGCCACGATGCGCGGACCCCGGTGCGTCATGTAGGGGATCGCCCGGATGATGCTGTCCACGCGCTTCCACCGCTTGAATGTCTGTAGACTCAGCCAGCCGAATCGCTTGCGGCCGGGGAGTCCCCCCTGCATCCGCTTCTCGATGTCCCATTGTGGCGACGGAGTCAGGGACATGGGGAGAGGCAGGACCTTCAGCGCTCCGGCCAGCGCGCACGGGTGGACCGCCCCGAGTCCCTTCCACTGTTCTGCGACCAGGCTCATCCAGGGCGTGTTGCCGATGTTCCCGTCGTGGGTGTAGCCGACCTGGGGAACTGGAAGGTCATACAGATCCAGCCACTCGCTGTTGCCGGCGTTCGTCGCGAGCTTCGTGGGGACGGGTATCTGCCACAGGACGAGATCGAATTCCTTGACGAGCCGACGCCACGCCTTGAGGCTCCCACGGTAGCCGATTCGCCGCGCAGGGGGGAATCTGAATCCGTAACGCTGGTCCATCGTCAGACCGGTGACGCTGTCGCTCTCCCCATACAGCGTCCGCATCCCCTGGGCACGAGTTTCACCGTGCGGCTTCCACTCCAGCAGGTAGGGGACGGCTTCGTGTCCCAGGGCGGCGAAGCCCCGCACGAGACCTTCCGTGTTGTTCACCAATCCCCCATAGTCATTGATGAAGAAGTGTGCGATCAGAATGCGAGCCACGGGCGCTATCTCCTCTCGGGACGGTAACGTGCACGAACGGATCCCTCGCCCTTCTTCAGACGGGAATACTTATCGTATTCGCAGAACACGTTTTGTTGATCCATCAGCTCCAACTTCAGGTAGATATGGGGCAGGCGAGCCCGCCCCTTAGCATAGGCCGCGCGCACCACGTCAAGCCACTCCTTATTGGGCAGACTTGCGGACAGCGGCTGGCCGATCAACCTGTTCACCCCCCGGACGCTTCCCGGACCCTTTGGCGCCCAGGTATATCTGTCGGTCCAGTCGAACTCTGGATGGATGTGCCGCAGATCAGCGACCACCTGTCCAGCCATGAACGACCCGATGCCGGGCTTCCCGTTCATCCAGGTGTAGATCGACTCCATTGTCGTAGGGTTCCGGGGGGCTTCCATCCTCGCACGCCACAGAGGCTGAAGTATCTTCTGCGTGACCTGCATGATCTTGTCGCCGCCCAGGGCGCCGTTGACAATGTAGGCTCCGGTGAACACCTTCTCCCCACGAGCCTTGCGGGCCAGGAGGCTACGAGTCCACCGGGCCTCGCGGTATGGCAGCGGATACCCGCACTCCGCAAGACTGTCGGGCCAGTTGATCAGGCGACCGGCGGTGGCGGCGATAATACGATCGTTGATCGAGAATTCGGGCTTGGACCGGTGCCAGTCCAGAAGCCAGCGGCTGACCCGATCGTCCATGCGGCGGACGTTGCACCAGCGATACTCCCGCAGGAAGTAGTCCTTCGTCCATGGGAACGGCGCCTTGTCCTCCTCCTTGCGGATTCGCATTTCCTCGCGGAGCTCGATCCACTGGCACATGATGTCCAACTCGGTATCGAGGATACGATCCCCCCGCCTGCGGATGATCGTGGCCACGTCACTTCTCCCAGGGCCGCAGCACGGGCGTTTCCTGCGGACCCCGGTTGGAGGCGCGTCGCAGAGCCTTGCGCTCCTCGTCGGTCAGGGGGGCCATCTGCATCTTGCCCATGCGGTCGGGCAGCAGACCGTCGCGGGTGGTCCGCACGTCGCAGCCCTTGCACGGAGCGAACGAGCGGTCGCGGTTCATCAACTTCTTGCGGGCGGCCATGAGCTCCGGCGCGTTCCAGGTCGCCTCGACGTTGAGCGTCCCCTTGGGGGTGAGGATGGAGTCGATGCGGAAGTAGTCGCGCCACTCGTTGCAGCAGAGGGCGACGCGGCCATCACTGCGGAAGATCATTTCGCGGAACGGCCGGGCGCACCGATACTTGATCGGCTCCGGGGTCGGCGGGCTGCCGCAGCCCGAGTGATTGTTGACGAACTTCACCCCGACATGGCGGCGGTCCTTGGACGCCTGCTCGAAGTCCTCGATGATGATCACGATGCGGCGATTGCGCGAGCCTCGGTGATAGGGGCTGGTCTTGGTGTTGCCGGTCTTGAAGTCCTCGGTCTGCCAAGGCATGTCCTCGCCGGCCAGCCGTCGCACTTCGTCCGTGGCCTTCTTGCTCGGCCGGTAGTCGTCGAGAGCCAGGATGTTCAGGCCGGCATCGAACAGGTCACGAATGTTCTGCTCCACACCAGGGGGGCGAAGGAGCGGAATGGCGTTCGACGTCACCATCAGTTGCGCTCGGGGCAGATGTTCCCGGAAGGTGTGGATGATCTCCTTGGCGTTCGGGTTCATCAGCGGTTCCCCCCGCAGGGTGAATTCGAATTTGGAGTTCCAGCCGGTGCGCTTCACGGCCTTGGCAATCTTCTCGGCCGTCTCGATCTGCATGAAGCGATAGTCGCGGCCTTGCTTCTCCTGGATCGAGGCGATCCCGCACATGGAGCACCGCAGATTGCACCCCGTCGACATCTCGACCTTGATCGTGTTGGGCGGGTCCATCTGCTCGAGATAAGGAAGTTCGCTCATGGTCGATGCTCCGGTTGTCGTGGTCCGAATACAGAACGAGGGGGGCACTCGCGCACCCCCCTCGCTCAACGCGGCCGAGTCGTCTTGTTCAGACGATCTCGATGTAGCCCTCCTTGACCGCGAAGTGCAGGAAGCCCGTGTAGTTCGGGAGCTCGTCCTCCTTGCACTGGTCCTGGTAGGCGCCGACGGTCTTGGAGCGGACCAGGACGGCGAAGCGGTTGGCCCGGTTCGAGCCCTCCTTGAAGGAGGCCTCCTTCTTGAGCACCTTGATCTTCTGCTCGGGCTTGTAGCGGGCTTCACGCGGCGGCGGAGCGCGCTTGGCCTTCGGCGCCGCCTCCTCCTCGTCTTCGTCGGACTTCGCCTTGACCTTCGCCTTGACCTTGGTCTTGGCCTTCGGGGCCGGGGCCTCCTCCTCGGCTTCCTCCTCGTCCTCCTCGGGCTCGGGGGCGGGCTTCGCCTTGACCTTCGCCTTGGCGGCCGGCGCCGGCGCGGGAGCGGGCTTCTTCGCCG